AGGTCCGCAAGGCCCAGCAGGAGAAGATGCGGCTATTACGGTAGATGCTCCAAAGGACGGAAAAACCTACGGGCGTAACAATGGGGCGTGGTCGGAGATAGTGGCGAGCAATCAGTACCTTGACTTGACAACTTTATTTCCAAATGAAAGTGGTACATTATCAGATGAAAATTATCAAAAGGTAGTTGATGCTTATGAAAATAGAGTGTCTTTAGCACGTGTTAACACTGTGTATTTCCCTCTTAGTATAACAAAGGATGAAGGGTCATATGGGTTGACTATCAATAAGTCTAGACTTAACAACTTTGAGTTAAATGCAAATTTAGTAGTAAGTGGAATGATAATTTCCGTTTATACAGATGATAAAACATATGTCTGTGCCTGGAATTCCATGAATCTTGTTAATAACGGTGTTGGCACAAAGTACCTCTCCGACAACGGTGAATACCGTACTCCCCCTATCGCTACTCCCACCACTGCGGGATATATGTCGGCGGAGGACAAGAAGAGGGTGGATGATATAGTAAACTTCGGCACAGGGAGTAATTCTGTCACCACTCTTGTGAATATACCGACAAGCAAGAGGTTGGTTAAGGCTACCCTGTCTTCCGCTTCAAACCTGTCGATAAATGAGTCTGCAAGGGCACTGAATGTAGGCGAAGAGATATACCTTGATTGTAATCCTACTGCTTCTTTTACGCAGCCTATCCCTACTACTGGCAGTTTTAGATCAATGTCCGGTAGTTCTATTACCACTACTTCCGGCGTGCCTTTCGAGATGTCTATTTTGAAGATCGCTACGAGTGGTGTCATGTATTCAATAACCGTTAAAGAGAAGGATTGATATGTTGAGAAGAAGGACGATAGGACGGAAAAAGGTTTTAATTGAAGTTGTAGAAAAATTAACATCTTCCGGGACATTTATAGTACCTTCCGGATGCACATCTATCGATGCTTTTGTAGTTGGAGCAGGCGGAGGTGGAGGTAGTGGCGGTAGTTATTATCCAGGGGCAGGTGGCGGAGCCGGATATACAAAAGTATATTATGGGATATCGGTCACTCCTGGACAAAAATTAACAGTAAAAATAGGACAGGGTAAATCGAATAATAGTTTAGATTCAAATGGTGTGGATGGTGAATATTCATATTTTATAAATACCTCATATAGTGCCCAAGGTGGTAA